TCCGCGAGGTTATTCAGGTATTGATTGACGTATTGCGAACCGCGTTGAGTGTATGCATAGGACTTGTATTCCTGGTTCGTTGTTTTGCTGATCTGGGCGCCTTGGATGATCCCGATTTGGGCATTATTCGCCGTTCCGCCGATCAGTGCGCTTTGCGATTCCGTAACGCTGTCAAAATCTGTAATCGAGATGCTTGTAACAACCTCCGTAGTTTGGAAGCCAAGCACGAATCCTTCCGACGTCGCCAGGTCATACGCCTGAGAGGATGCGTAGACCTTGACTAGCGGTTCGTACTGCGTTTCGGTCTGCCGGATGATCTTGTCGTAATCTGCGGGCTTATCGACCTTCGCCGCGTTGCTGGTGTAGAAGGTGGCCGTGGTTGCATACTCCACGGTCGTGACAGTTGTGAACTTGCAAACCGTCGCACCAGGGGCAGCCCCGTTGAGAGTAAGCATATTGACAACGCATGATGGCGCAACCTCCGCCAGGATCGAATATCGCTCTACGGTGGTTGTGCGCATGCGATCCCATCTATCGTACTTTCGCGTGGTGACAGAATACGGTACATAGGCGTAAGTAACCGTGATCGTAGACGGCGGATCGTCGGTCGTTGTATAGGATACGCTGACCTCAGTCTTGCTGCCGTAGCTTATACTCCGCTCCCAGTTTCGCCGCTGCACTGCATCGTCGCCGGTTGTGACAGCTCGCTTCAGCTTCAACGTGCTGTAGTTGACAACCACCGTCTCCCCCGGCAGCTGGCCCGTCCCGATCTCATTGATCTCCACCAGTTGGGTGCTGTCGATCACCGGCCCTGTACCGCCCTCCTGATTGATGCTGAACACCTGCAGCACGTTGGAGGCATCGAGATAGCCCCGCAGGCATTCGGCCTCTAGCAACCGGCTCAGGACGTCCACATAGCCGCCGCTGAGATCGAATTCAGCGACGCTGAACTTGTTCGTCAGCGTGAAACTGCCAGTGATGCCCAGCTCGGTCATGCACTTCTCAGCGATGGCCTGCGCACGGATCGGCACCGTGATGATGCGAACATCGTCGGCCGTCAGCGTGTTGGCCGGGTCGTCGAATGCCGTCCACTTGATCGGCTCGCGCAACCCTTCCTGATAGGTGAGCGTGCATCCCAGCTTGACGCTGGTCTCGCGCTTGATCGGATCGGCGAAGGAGCTCAGCACCCGCAGCGATCGGGGGATATTCCAGCTGCCCCCAGCCCTGGCATAGGTCACGGTCACCGCCGTGCCGATGGCGGGCGTGATCACTCCGGCGATCACCAGGCTGCCGGTGATCTTGATCAGGCCGGTCTGCTGCGCCGGATCATCGGACACCGAGCCCGACAGAATCGGCCCGAGGCTGCAGGTTGTGACGAAGCGGGTATCGATCATCAGATGATCCGCGCCTGTGACAGCTGAACGCTGTAGCGGGTCAGCCTGGCGCCTCCGGAGACGATTGCCTCAGCGGTGAACGATGGCGCTGACGTCGGGAACCAGCTGTTGGCCGCCGGGATGCTGGCGATGGTGGTGTCGTACCAGCTGAGCACGTCGTCAGGCGTGCCGCTGGAGATGAAGCCCTGAATCTCCCGCGCCTGGTGGGCCACCAGGGGGCCGGTGACGTGGCTGGTGCCCGCTGCCGTCAGGGCCACCTGCGGACCGTCGCGACGGGTCAGCATCGGCGCCGTGAGCGTGACTGTGGCGCTGCCCAAGGCGACCGTGCCCAGGCCGGTGGGCAGGTCGCGATCAAGGGCCTTCTCCCGCTCGCGCAGGATCACGGCGAGAGCTTGGGCAGCATCCACCAGGGTGGCGCTGGCCTGGACGTAGGCGCCGGCTTGCTCGCCCCGGGGCGCCTCGGTGAACCAGCACGCCAGGCCGGTCACTGATAAGCCGTTGGCAGGGCCAGCGGTGAGGCTGACGGTGGTGCCGATTGCCGCAGATTTGAACGTATCGGGGTCTGCGATCCGCAGATCGCGCCAGGTGTTGTAGACCCCTACTAAGGCCAGCCACTCGGCCTGGGTCAGCAGGCCCGACACGGCGAACGTTCGCGCCGTGAGGCCTGCCCTGGCGTCGCCCTCGTAGCCGAAAGGCTGAACGGTGAGGTAGTCGCAGCTGAACGCGCCGATGGTGACTGCTGGCATGGTCAGGTCCTCGGTACGGGCAGGACCGCCGGCTGACCGGGGACCGTCACGTAGACGTTCCAATCCTTGGCCACCAGGGCTTGAGTAGCCGCCGCGTTCTCTTGCATAGCTTGTCCCAGGGCATCGTTGGCCTTGGTGAACGATTCAGCAAACGATGCGACCCGGAACAACTGCTCTGGCGTCGAGATGTCCAGGCCGGTGCGAATCACGCCACGGTTGACCAGGGGTTGAATGGCCGCGCGTGCCCGCTCGATCTGTTCCTGTTGAAGCGACCGGGTAAGCAGATCGAAGCCACCGCGCAGGGTGCTCTGAATGCTTTCCTGTGCCCCTCGGAGAGCATCGGCGGCTGACTTGGCATTGCTGACCAGGCTCCGGCCGGCATCGGCATAGGCCTGACGGACATTGGCGTTTGCCGCGTCCACGCGATTGGCCAGCTCGGTGAGCTTCTCGGTGCTGCGCACCTCCGGCGGCCGGGCCTGTTCGGCGGCGAGTGCTTCCTGTGCCGCCTGCTCTGCCCGCAGCGCTGTAGTGAGCTGATCCTGCAGTTGGAGCCGCTGCACCGCCGTGCGGGAGGCCTCGATGCCGGTAGCAAGGGACTGGCGCTCCAGATCGGTCTGTCGCACGGTCAGGGCCAGCCGCTGGTCTGCTGCGTCCCGCTCGTCGGCGGTGGCCCTGAGCCGGTCCTCCTGGGTGCGAACGGCATCAGCCTCTGCCTGTTGGTTCTGAACGCGAAGGGTCGCCAGCTCGATTTCGCCGCGCCTGAGGTTGTCCCGAAGGGTGATTAGTGCCGAAGCGCTTTGGCGACCGTCCCGGCCATCGGTGCCAGCCGGCTTGTCTTGCTCGCGCTTGAGGGCCAGCCGTGCAGCCTCGATGTCTCTGAGCTTTTCGCCCACTTTGAGCTGATTTTCCAGCTGCACCAGCTGGAGCTGATTCAACCCCGGCCGCTCGGCAGCCGCCTTGAACTTGTCCACCAGGTTGGCGTACTGCAAACCGGCCTGATTGCGCTGTAGGTCTAGGGTGAGTTCTTTTTGCTTGAGTTCTACGGACTTCTTTAACTCTTGCTGCCGCCGCTGTTCATCGGCTGCCAGCTTGAGCGCTTCTGCCTTCTGATCCCTGTTCGCTTGCCTGTACTTTTCGGCAAGCTCTGGCAGCTTTTCCTGTAGCGCTACGAATTGCTCAGCGGACAGAACCCGCTGCCTGAATAGGTTTTGTTCTGCACCAATGGCCTTGATTGCATCGCCGGTGATCTTGTTGGCTTCTGTTGCCGTTAGGTTGTACTTTTGCTGCACAACGGAAAGCAAGCCCACCAGTTGCTCGGCTTTGGTGCGATCAATGCCGAAATCCTTTGTTATTTCTGCAGCAGCAAACGCCTGAGTTCTGCCCTGGAGGGCTTCATTAAGGAACCTGACCGCTCTGGTTACCGCCGGTAACTGATTTTGACCAAAGGTGCGCTGGAGCTCCTCCCATGCGTTACCAAGCTTGGCGAACTCTTGCGCAGCGGTCGGGATTCCACCGGCGCCAGCGGTGAGTTCATTGAGGCCTTTCGTCAGGGCCGGGAAGAATCGCTCAGCCGTCAGCTTCCCGCTTTCCACCAGCTTGATCAGCTCTTGCTGGCTAATGCCAAGCCCCCGCGCCGTGGCTGCCAGGGCGATCGGGAGGCGTTCTCCCCGCTGCCCCCTCAGTTCTTCCATCGCCACGGTGCCCTTGGAGGCCACCTGCTGCAGCGCTAGAAAACTGCCGTTGATCGCGTCATTGCTCAACCCCAGCGCTTGTCCGGATCGGCTGACGGCGGCAAACAGCTTGTTCTGCACCTCGATCGGGACATTGGCCGCCGTGGCTGCAGCGGTGAAGCCTGAATACGAATCGGCCAGATTGCGGAAGTTCAGGCCCAGGCTGTCGGCAAGGCCTTTTGTGAACGTCAGCGCACCGCCTGCACCTTGCGGCCCGAGGGTATTGGAGAGCTTGCGGGTGACGCTTTCGAGCTGGACGGCCTGATCAATGCTGTTCTTCAGGAACCCACCGACCGCAGCGCCAGCGCCGACCCCCAGGCCGAGCCCGAGCGCCCCGAGGAGGTTCTGCCCGAACCCGCCCGCCCGCTGCCGGAACAGAGATCCGAGGGTTTGGTCAGCCTTGGCCAGCTCCCGCTCCGTCTTCTGGATCTCCCGCTGCAGTTCGCGGAACCCCCTTGAGCCGATCTGGGCAGACTCGAACGAGCTGCGCAACTGCGACAGCCGCTCCTGGAGTGATTGGATGCTGCGGATCTGCGATGTAGCACCCTGCGCCACGGCATCGCCCGCCCGCTTCGCCGCTGCGCCAGTCTTGTCCAGGCCGGCCGCCTGCAGTTCAGCCACGGTCAAAAACCGGCCCGAGGCGTCCCGCGCGCGGCCCTGCGCATCGAGAAAGTAGAGAGTGCCATTGGCTGCCGTCTGCAGCGCCTTCCCGGTCCTGGTGAACGCTTGTTCTGTCGCCGTGCCCGCCCGCTCGGCCTGTTCCCGTGCCCTGGACAGGCCCGCGTCCAGCGCCGTGGTATCGGCTGAAACCTTCAGTACGGCTTCGCCTAGCTGCTCTGCCACGTGCTCGCCTCGGTTCCCTAGGTTGCCGCTGATCGGGGCAACCTAGGGCATGCCATCAGCCCTCTCTGCCGTCGCGAATGCCAGCCTGACGCTGGAGCTGCCAGCCGCCGGGACGAGCGTGGACGCCACCACGGGGAACGTGGTCGCTGCTGTCGAGCCGGTCACTTTCTCGGCCTATCTGCGGGAGGGCGGCCGGAGCGGGGCGGGCCTGCCGGGGGTTGATACCGACACGATCACGCTGGAGGGCTACGCGATCAGCCCTCAGGTGCTGGATGCCAGGGTCCGGCCTGGGGTGAGTGGCACGCTGACCTTTGCCGGGCGCCCACCGCGTCGCTGCGAGGTGCTGCAGGACCGCTATCCCTACGGCACCTCGGGCCTGCTGGGGGGCACCCTGCAGCGGGTGCTTGGCGACCGGATCCGGCTGGCCACCTACATCGATGGCTGAGATCAACGCGCAGTTCTCGCTGAAGGGCTGGAATGCCAACCAGCTCCGGCTGAGGGTGCCGCAGATCATGCGCTCCTATGGCGACGTGCTGGACCCGCAGCTCAAGACCGAGATCAAAACGGTTCAGTTCACCTGGCCCCGGCCCACCTACCGGACGGGCCTGCTGCGGAACACGAAAAGCGTCAAGCGGTCGCTGGAGATCTATCAGGCTCAGGGCCGCCGGGGTGGCTACTGGGTCTACAGCCCCCGCGACATCGTGGACTCTGGCAACTTTCTGCGGTCGCAACGGCGGGACTACCCGGACGCCACCACGCTGCGATTCACATGGGACGCCAAGAGTGAGAAGGGGTTCCCCTACGCCGGCCTGATCTTGACGGGGTTCGTGACCAGCAAGGGGACCGTGTGTCCTCCACGGGACTGGATCACGCCCGCGCTCACCAAGCCGCCCCTCGATCGGTTCTTCGCTGCGGAGTGGCAGCGGCTGGCGGCATCGGGCAAGTAGGGCGAGTGGCCATAAACCACAAGCCCCCCACTTTTTGCAGGGAGTAATCCCCCGCCCGGCGAGGCAGGGGAGCGATACCCAACGCTGCACGGTCCCCCGTAGGGGTGTACCCGTCAACCGTACCACGAAAAAGGCCCGGGTCGTCAGCCCGAGCCGTTCCCCATTGATCACTCCGCAGACACCTTAGGCCACGGTCGCGACGGTCAGAACTGGCGCCGTGTCGCCCGTGCCAAACACGGTGGGATCGGTGATCGTCAGCACGTCCCCGACCTTGTAATTGGCGCCAGCGGCCACGATCGTGGCGGTCTGGATCACGCCGCTGCCGTTAACTGTGATCGTGACGGTCGCATTGCGGCCCGACAGGTTGCCCTGCACCGGCGTGGTGCTGATCAGGGCGACGCCGGTGCCAGCACTCAGCCCCAATCCGCCGTTGGTGATCGTCAGGGTCGCGATGCCAGAGCCCTGTTGGTAGTCCACGGGAGCGCCCTGGCCTTCAAGGGTGAAGTTCAGCGTTGCAACGTTGCCGTTGGCCAGCGATTCGGTGAGGTTCGA